AAGGAGAGGGAGGACGCCCGGCTCTCTTTTTAAGACATTTCCAAAATTCCCAAATGTCCAAAACGCCTAGCAAAGTCGGTTAGTTTGGTTAACGCATGGGAGAGACGAGCCTTATAGCGGAGCTGAAGCCGAAGCGTGGTCGGCCGAGGCTGTCCATTGAAGAGAAGATACGCAACGGCACGTATCGACCAGGTCGAGAGCGCGCGAGGTTGTTGGCGGAGCAAGCGGTCAAGCCTGCGCCGGTCTTCATCGAGATCGAACCTGACCCGGAAGCGCAACAGGACTATGTTGCGGTCATGCGCGCCTATATGGCTGGCGTGCGGAGCGGGAAGATCATCGCCGGCAAGTGGGTCAAGCTGGCGGTGGAGCGGCAGTATCGGGACGAGGCGAAGTGGTCGGCGGCCGCGCTGGCCGGCTCGGAGGACGGCTTCGCCTTCTCTCCCTTCTTCGCGGCCAAGGCCTGCGCGTTCATCGAGAGCCTGCCGCACGTCGAGGGCCGGTGGTCGACGGCCAATATCCACCTCGAGCCGTGGCAGGTCTTTGTCGTCTGCGTGCTCTTCGGCTGGCGCTGGCGCAGCGATAGCCTGCGGCGGCGCTTCACGGTCCTGTATCTCGAGCTGGCGCGGAAGAATGCGAAGAGCACCCTTGCGGCCGCCATCGCGCTGTACCACCTGACGCGGGAGGAAGAGCCGGGCGCGCAGGTCATTTGCGGCGCCACGACCGGCTCCCAGGCGCGGATCGTCTTCGACATTGCGAAGAAGATGGCGGACCGCTCCAGCCAGCTCGTTGGCGAAGGCGTGCGGACGCTGACGCACCGCATTCTCTTCCGCGACGGCTTTATGAAGCCGATCAACGCGAAGGCCTCGACTCAGGATGGGTTGAACCCGAGCGTGATCCTGCTCGACGAGGCGCATGCGCAGGACTTCGAGCTACACAACGTGCTGAAGAGCGCGCAGGGCGCACGCGACAATTCGCTCATGCTCTGCCCGACCACGGCCGGCTACAACCTGCTCTCGGTCGGCTACGCGATGCACCAGACGGTCCGCAAGATCCTCCAGGGGCTCGTCGAGGCGGAGCATTACCTCGGGCTCATTTACGCCATTGACTACGAAGATGGCGACGACTGGCAGGACGAGCGCGTCTGGCCGAAGGCCAACCCAATGCTCGGCGTGACTCCGAAGCTGGACAAGTTTCGGCAGGACTTCATCGACGCGAAGAATACGCCGAGCGGCGAGCTAGACTTTCTGGTCAAACAACTCAGCGTCTGGCATGGCGCCGGCAGCGCGTGGCTGTCGCTCGTGAAATGGGATCTGTGCGGCGACAAGAGCTGCAAGCTCGAAAAGTTCGCTGGCCGAGACTGTTGCATAGGCGGCGACCTTTCGCAGAACGACGACATCTCGGCTATCGCCTATACCTTCAAGATCGACGACATCTTCTGGAGCTGCGTGCAACTGTATCTGCCGGAAGACGTGGTGGACGAGCGCGCCAGGAAGGTGCCGGAATATGCGTATTGGGTGAAGCTCGGCGTGCTGAAGGTGACGCCGGGCAGCATGATCGACTACAACCAAATTGAGAAAGACATTCGCGCCAACCTTCAGCGCTTCAAGGTTAAGGATATTGCCTTAGACCAATACGGCAGCTTTCAGATCGTGGGCAGCCTGTTCAATGACGGCTACCCGGCGCGCATCGAGACAAAGAACTCCTCCAACTCGACTCCGCCAGCTCGGGAGCTGGAAGCGCGCGTCAAGCACCTGCGCTTCCGCCATGATGGGAACCCGGCGCTCCGCTGGCATGCCAGCAATGTAGTGGTCACGCGGAAGGTGGACGGCAGCCTCGTGCCGAAGAAGGAGAGCGCCGAGAGCCCAAACAAGATCGACGGAGTGGAGGCGATTCTCCGCTCGCTTTCGGGCTGGCTGCGCACCGACCAGAAGGGTGGCGGGTCCAAGCAATTTCAGGCCATGGTCTTCGGCGGGTAGCGCTGGGGTCTGGCTCTGGTATCCTGCCGGTGAGCTTGCTATAATGAGGGCGTTGCCCGAGGCTCTCTCTCCAGCCGCTGCCGCGAAAGCACCCGGCGCTCCAGGCCGTCCATCGGTCGCGGAGCCGCGAAATTGTGTGGCAGCCACCCGCCTGACCGCTTCCGAGTATGAAGGTTTGATCCAGCTCTCCGGGCGCGGCTCGGTCTCAGACCTTGTCCGGGAGCTGCTATCGGAAGCCGTCATCGCGCGGCAGCTTCGCCGGTCGTCGGCCGCCTCCGCCTAATTTTCGTTAACGAATAATCCGCCTTCGACGCGTCTAGCTTTATCCTTCTCGGCGTTATATGCGTCGAGTTCCGAAGGCAAAGGAGATCGCGTTCTCCGTCCTCACGATCAAACAGATCGACGAGGATCAGCGGATCATCGAAGGCATCGCGACCACTCCTTCGCCGGACCGGGTTGGCGATATCGTCGAACCGGATGGCGCGGAGTTCGAGCTGCCGCTGCCGCTGCTCAAGCACCATGACGCCAAGTGCCCGATCGGTCAGGTGCTCGAAGCACGCGTGACCGCCGAGGGCATCTTCATCAGGGCGCAGATCTTCAAGGCCGAAACAGCGGAATTGAAGGCGCGCCTCGATATGGCGTGGGAAGAGGTTAAGCTCGGGCTGATCCGGGGCCTCTCAATTGGTTTCTCTCCGGTGGAGTATTCCTTCATCGAAGACGACGGCTGGGCCATGCGGTTCATTCGCTGGCTCTGGCTCGAGCTGAGCTGCGTCACGATTCCCGCCAACCAGGACGCGACCATCCAGGCAATCAAATCCATCGACGGCGAGAACCGGAGGGCCGCGTCTGGCCGGAAGGCGACCGCAATGTTGACCACGAAAGAACTGCCCGGCGCTTCGGGCTCCTCCAGTGCGGCAGGCCACAAGAAAGGGCCATCCATGAAGAAGACCATCGGCGAGCAGATCAAGGGCTGGGAAGCCACCCGCGCAGCGAAGTCCGCGCGCCGGGACGAGATCATGGAGGCCTCGTCGGAGGCCGGCACGACTCTCGACAAGGCGCAGAAAGAGGAATACGACGGGCTCACCGATGAGCTGAAAGACATCGACGAGCACCTCGTGCGCCTCCGCGAGCAGGAGAAGGCGGCGGCCTCGGCGGCGGCGGTGGTCACGGGCGGCACGCCGGAGCAGGGCACGCAGAGCCGCGCGGCCGGCAACCGGATCGTCTCGGTCACGCCGAATTTGCCGAAGGGCATCGAGTTCGCGCGCTACGCCATGTGCCTCGCCACGGCCAAGGGCAATGTGCCGCAGGCGCTGGAAGTCGCGAAGACGCGCTATCCGGACATGGGCCGGGTGCACGAAGTGCTGAAGGCGGCGGTCGCGGCCGGCACGACGACGGACCCGGTCTGGGCTGGCGATCTGGTCCAGTACCAGCAGTTCGCCGGAGACTTCGTCGACTTCCTGCGGCCGCAGACTATCATCGGCCGGTTCGGCGTGGGCAACATCCCGAGCCTGCGCGCGGTGCCATTCAATGTCCAGATCAAGGGACAGACGAGCGGCGCCTCCGGCTACTGGGTCGGCCAGGGCAAGCCAAAGCCGCTGACCAAGTTCGACGTCGATGCGCAGGCGCTGCGCTGGGCGAAGGTCGCCAACATCGCGGTGATCACCGAGGAGCTGGCGCGCTTCTCCACGCCGAGCGCGGAAGCGCTGGTCCGCGACGAGCTGGCGAAGGCGATCATCGAGCGGCTCGACATCGACTTCATCAACCCGGCGAAGGCGGCGGTCGCCGACGTCAGCCCGGCCTCGGTGACGAACGGCGCCACGGCGGTGGCCAGCTCGGGCACCGACGCGTCGGCCATCGAGCGCGACGTCGCGGAGCTGTTCAGCCACTTCATCGCGGCCAACCTGAACCTCGCGCAGGGCGTGTGGATCATGTCGGCCACGACGGCGCTGGCGCTGACCATGATCAAGAACGCGCTGGGCCAGCGCGTCTACCCGGAGATGAGCCTCCAGGGCGGCACCTTCTACGGGCTGCCGGTGATCGTCAGCCAGTACGCGGCGCTCGACGGATCGCCGGGCAACAGCATCGTCGTGCTGCTCAACGCCTCGGACATCTGGCTGGCCGACGACGGTCAGGTGGTGATCGACGTCAGCCGTGAGGCTTCGCTCGAAATGAGCGATGCGCCGACCAACTCGGTCGCAACCGGTTCGCCGGAAGCGCCGGTGGCGACCTCGCTGGTGTCGCTCTGGCAGACGAACAGCATCGGCATCAAGGCCGAGCGGTTCATCAACTGGTCGCGCCGCCGGTCGACGGCGGTGGCCTATCTGACCGGCGTCAACTGGTCGGGCGTCAGCGGGTCGCCGGCCTAGTCCGCCGAGCCGGAGCCGCGCTCCGGCTGATCTCTCCAAGCCGCGCTCGCGCCGAGGGCAGTAGGTGTGAGCGCGGCTCTTCGCTTAGCATGAGGGCATGCCTCAGATGATTCAGATGCGTGCAGTGGTCGCGTTTGACCGAAACGGCAAGCACCTCAAGGTCGGCGACACCTTCAACGCCTATCCTCTCGAAGCCGCCTCACTTCGCTACAACAAGAAAGCCGTGTTCGACCAAGGGCCTCGGGTGACTCCAGCTTCTCCGACTTACGGCACGCGATCGATGACGGCGGCCACGCCGGGCTCGGCTCCTCCGCCGGCTCCTCCGCCGCGTGAGTCGAGCGTGGCGCCTTCGCAGACGAGCGAAGCCGAAAGCACGCGCACGACCGATGGCGGCTCCAGGCGGCGCGCCAGCCGCAGCCAGCAATACGGCGACCGGTCAATGCATCGCACCAGCAACACAGAGGAATAAACCGGATGCAGCTTTTCGGCCTCCAGCTCTCCAAAGCCATCCCGGTCGTCCAGGCCGAGCCCGTCGAGGAGACAAAGGCGGCCGTGGCTGCGCCGCCGGCCTTGGCGCCGGCCGGCTCCTCGTGGTGGCCGATCGGGTGGATTCGTGAAGCCTTCGGCGGCGCATGGCAGCGCAACATCGCCACGCCAGTCGCCGACGTCCTGACCTTCGGCGCAGTCTTCTCCTGCATTACGCTGATCGCGACCGATATCGCCAAAATGCACCTCGGGCTCGTCGAGGAGCAGAGCGACGGCACGACCAGGCGCGTCAAGAGCAACCCGGCGTATTCGGTTCTGAACCGCCCGAACCATTATCAGAACCGGATCATGTTCATCATGCAGTGGCTGATCTCCAAATTGACGTGGGGCAATACCTATGTCTTGAAGGAGCGCGACGGCAGCAACAAAGTCCGGGCAATGTATATTCTCGACCCGGCGCGTGTGCAGGTGCTTGTCTCGGCCAGCGGCGACGTCTTCTACGCGCTCTCGCAAGATGTTCTTGCCGGCATCGAGGCCGGCATACCGGCTATTCCGGCGCGCGAAATCATCCACGACGTCATGTATCCGATCTATCACCCGCTGATCGGACTGTCGCCGATTCATGCCTGCGGCCTTGCGGCGATTCAGGGCCTGCGCATCCAGACCAACTCTGCGAAGTTTTTCGCCAATGGCGCCAGCCTCGGCGGCGTGCTGACGGCTCCAGGCGCGATCAGCAACGAGACCGCTGCTCGGCTAAAAGAGTTCTGGGAAAACAAATACGCCGGTTCGGAAAATGTCGGCAAGGTCGCGGTGCTCGGCGATGGTCTGAAGTTCGAAGGAATGACCATGAAGAGCACCGATGCGCAGCTCATCGAGCAGCTTAAGTGGTCGGCGGAGAATGTTTGCACCTGCTATCACGTGCCGGCCTATAAGGTCGGCGTGGGCACTCCGCCAGCCTTCAATAACATCGAGGCGCTCGACCAGCAGTACTACTCGCAGTGCCTGCAAATTCTCATCGAGTGCATCGAAGCGCTGCTCGACGACGGGATCGGCGTGAGCGGCGCGACGTCGACGGAGTTCGACCTCGACGATCTGCTCCGCATGGACTCGGCTACGCTGATCGACGTGCAGGCGAAGGGCGTGGGCGCGGGCCTCGTCGCGCCGAATGAAGGCCGCCGAAAGCTGAACCTGCCGCCGGTCGTCGGCGGAGAGACGCCGTATCTGCAACAGCAGAACTACTCGCTGGCCGCGCTCAACGCTCGCGATAGCGCGCAGCCGGCGCCGAGCAGCGTCGGCGTTGGGCAAGTGCCGCCGGCCGCGAAGCCGAGCAACGAGGAGCCGGAAGCGGACGTCGATGGCGTCATCGAGGAGGCCATGCTCCTCGCTATGCTGAAGGTCAGCGATCCGGAGTTTTTCAGCGATGCAGCTTGACGCCACGAAACTCGCTACGCTCTTCGCTGCCGGCATCAAGTCCGCGCTTGCGCCATTTCACCAGCGGCTGAAGTCGGTCGAAGAGCGGCCGCTGCCGAAGGATGGCATCGACGGCAAGGATGGGGCTCCAGGCGCGCCGGGACCGCAGGGGCTCGTCGGAGAGAAGGGCGCTCCCGGCGAGCGCGGCGAAAAGGGAGAGCCCGGCGAGCGCGGCCTCGAAGGCGGCGTCGGGCCGCGCGGGCCGCAAGGCGAGAAGGGCGATCCGGGCGCCGAGGGCAAGGCCGGCGCCGATGGCCTGCGCGGAGAGAAAGGCGATCCGGGTCCAACCGGGCCTGAAGGTCAGCCGGGCGTCGAGGGCAAAGCTGGTGCGGCCGGCCAGCCGGGAGAGCCCGGTCCGGCTGGCGCCGCAGGCGCGGAAGGCCCGCAAGGCGTGCCGGGTCCGCCGGGACCGGCGGGAGAGCTGGGTCCGGCTGGGCCTGCCGGAGAGCCGGGCGTGGCCGGGCCGCAAGGGCCGGCAGGAGAGCCGGGCGCCGCCGGCAAGGATGGCGCGCCGGGACCGCAGGGAGAGCCCGGCGCGGCCGGCGAGAAGGGCGCAGACGGCGCCGCTGGCGCGGCCGGGCCGGAGGGGCCTGCCGGGCCTCCAGGGCCGCAGGGCGAAGCCGGCGCCGCTGGGCCGGCCGGCGCTCCAGGCGTGGCGCCGGAGAAGCTGGCGGCCATGGACGAAGCCTTCAGCGGCGTAGACGCGCGGCTCTCCGCCGCTGAGGCTGCGCTCCCGGCGCTCCTGCCGCTCTCGGCGTTCGAGCAGCGCATGGCCGAGCTGCGCGGCTCCTTAGCCGAGGAGATCGCCAAGGCGCTGGGACTGCCGGAGAACCTCGCGGTGCGGTTAGAAGCGCTCGAGCAGCGGCAAGCGGAGCCGGGTCCGGCCGGCCGCGACGGCCGCGACGGCCGCGACGGCGCCGACGGCAAGAAGGGCAAGGACGGCGTCAATGGCAAAGACGGCCGCGACGGCTTCAGCCTTGAAGACTTCGACGTCGAGTTCGACGGAGAGCGCAGCTTCACGTTTATTTTCGCCCGAGGCGACGAGCGCAAAGAGCGCACGATCACGGCCGCGTGGCCGCTCGACCGAGGCGTCTTCCGGTCGGAGACCAGCTATAAGCGCGGCGATGCGGTGACCTTCGGCGGCGCGATCTGGATCGCGCAGAAGGACATCAGCGAAGCGGAGCCGACGAAGCCGGGCGATAGCGGCTCGGGCTGGCGGCTCTCGGTGAAACAGGGCCGCCATGGCGCGCAGGGACCGGCGGGGCCAAAGGGCATCGATGGCAAAGACGGCCGCAATGGCCGCGACTGGGGCCGATAGCCCGTGGCTAAGGTCACCGTCACCATAGATCGGTTATCTCGGCTTCTTCGCGTCTTCTGGCCTTCGACGCGCGACTGCAATGAAGGCGACATTCTTATCTATCGGGATGAGCGCGACGAGTGGGTGCCGACGGCTGTCGCGTTCGGCACCGATGGCGGCGTGGCGCTGCCGGGGCCGACTGGGCCGACGGGACCGGAAGGGCCAGAAGGGCCGGCAGGGCCGACCGGCGCGCAGGGCCTGCCGGGCGCCGCTGGCCTTCCAGGCGTTAAGGGCGATAAAGGCGATACCGGCAACGCAGGCGCGGCCGGAGCGGCCGGAGCAACTGGAGGCGTAGGACCTGCCGGGCCGCAAGGCGATCCGGGTTCGGCCGGTGCGCAGGGTCCAGCCGGCTCCGCTGGCGCTGCCGGCGCGCAGGGCCTCCAAGGACCGGCCGGGCCGAAAGGCGATACCGGCGAAGGCGTGGCCGGCGCGGCCGGAGCTACTGGTCCGGCCGGCGCTGCCGGCGCGACTGGGCCGCAGGGCGCGCAAGGTCTGCAAGGCGTGGCCGGGCCAGCCGGCGCCGACGGTGCTCCAGGCGCGAAGGGCAATACCGGCGACACTGGTCCGTCCGGAGCTGCCGGAGCGACTGGCGCGAAAGGCGACACCGGAGACGTTGGACCGCAAGGCGCGGCGGGAGAGACTGGCGCGACTGGCGCCGCAGGACCGGCCGGGCCAACCGGAGCCACCGGTGCCGGAGGGCCGACCGGAGCGCAAGGGCTGAAGGGCGATACCGGCGATCAAGGACCGCAAGGCCTGCAAGGCACCACCGGTGCGGCGGGACCGGCCGGCTCGGCAGGAGCGACCGGCGCGCAAGGGCTCCAAGGCGTGGCCGGCGACATCGGGCCTCAAGGCGTGAAAGGCGACACCGGCGCCGCAGGCGCGCAAGGTCCGCAGGGCCTCCAGGGCATTCAAGGCGCGACAGGCGCTGCCGGAGCCGAAGGACCGACCGGGCCTGCCGGAGCTTCGACGTGGGGCAGCATTACCGGAACGCTCTCCTCACAAGCGGACCTTTCTGCGGCGCTGGCCGGCAAAGCGGCGGCTGTGCATTCGCACGCGCAGAGCGACGTCACTGGTCTGGCTGCGGCGCTGGCGCTTCTTGCGCCGCTCGCTTCGCCGGCTTTCACCGGCACGCCGACGGGCATTACGAAGGCGCATGTTGGTCTCGGCAACGTCGATAATACTTCCGACGTTAATAAGCCAGTTTCGACGGCCGCCGCGACCATTCTAAACGCGATCCTCGGCCTCTATCGCACGGTGCTCCAGGCCTCGGGAAGCCATACCGCCGCGCGTGCGGCTGGCACCTATGGCTTCGGCCATGGCGACCCGCTAGCGGTGACGGGAGTCGGCACGCTGTATCCGCTGGCGGTCCTGCGCATCGACTCGGCCGACTATCCGACAATTAACGCGTTGGTTCCGAAGTTTCGCGTCAAGTGGACGCTTGAAGTTAATGACGTCGCGCCGACAGGGAACTTCACGTTCGGACTTCACCCGATTACGAGGCCGAGCACTTCTGGCGGAACGGGTCTGAATATCTTTACTATCGGCGCAGCGGTGACCGGCTCCACGTCAACATCGAGCGCACCAGCCGCCGACGCGCAGGTCTCCGGCGCTTCGGCAGACTTCGCGCTGCCGGCCGATGGCTGGTATGTTCTCGGCGTTGTGACGACCGCTGCTATCGCGACGTCTTCTCACCTTCATATGACGTCGACCTTACAAGTGAGGAATACGTGATCCACGGGACGAACCAAGCGCGGCCGCTGCCGCAGGAACGAGTCACTCGGGCGGAGCTATATAATCGGCAGCTCCGCGATCGTCAGCTTCAGAAAGGTTTTAAGGTGCCATCGCTCGTTCCCGGTGGCTTGGTGGTCTGCGTCGGATCAGGGCCGAGTCTCGAGCGCGAAGACATCGAATATGTCCAGGCGAAGGGTGCCGCGATCATTGTGGTCAACGACGCGTATACGCTTGCGCCTTCTGCGCTGGCGCTTATGGCTTCTGACAGCGCGTGGTGGATTCACAAGAAGCCGGAGTTCGCCGGCCTCCGCTTCGCGCTCGACCCAGCGGCCGCGCGCGTCAGGGACGTGCATGTCCTGAAGAATACCGGGACCGACGGCATCGAGACTGATCCGGGCGGCCTGCGGACCTGCCGCAATTCCGGAGGCGCCGCGATCAACCTCGCGGTCCATTTCATCGGCGCGGCCGCTGGGCCGAGACGGATTCTTCTGCTCGGCTACGATATGGGCGCCGACAAGAAGAAGACCCATTTCTTCGGGCACCACAAGTTTCCACTCCGCGATGGCTCTCCCTACGATCTGTTCTGCGAGAGCTTCAAGAAGCAGGTCGCGCCGCTCGAGCAGCTCGGCATCGAAGTCGTTAACTGCTCCAGGCGCACCGCGCTCTCGTGCTTCCGCCGGCAGCCGCTGCTCCAGGCGCTGCCGTGAGCCGCTGGCCGAGCGTCTGGAGCGAGGAAGAAACGCTCCGGCTCGTGCTGAGCGGCCGCAGCCTTGCGCGCTATGGCGACGGAGAGTTTAAGCTCTGCTACGGCGGCAGCATCAAAAGCCAACCCTTCGAGCCAAGCCTCGGCCGGCGCCTCCGCGAGATCCTGAAGGCCTCCGGCGACTGCCTCGTGGGTATTCCGAACCTTCACAGGCCGACTAAAGCGTTCTGGAACCAGTTTCGATCCGATAGGTTTACGTCGCTGCTCGATATGAAGCGGCACTACGCCTCGGCCTTCGTCTCCAGGCCGGACAGCGCGCCATGGATTCACCAGCCTGCCTACTGGAGCCAGGTCGAGGACTTGTGGCGCGGCAAGGACGTCACCTTAGTTCGCGGCTCCGGCAAATCGCTCACCGGCGCGCTCTTGACTCCTTCAGCTCGTTCAGTGAACGAGATTCTGTGCGCGCGGCAGAATGCGTGGGCAGAGCGGGAGGAGTTGCTCGAGAGAATCGGTCGGCCTGCGCGCGTGATCCTATGCTGCGGTCCTACGGCTACGGCCTTGGCGGTGGAGCTCGCGGCCAGAGGCGTGCACGCGATCGATCTCGGGCATATCGGCATGTGGTTTAAGCGGCTGGACCGGAGCGCGGACCAGGCGCTCGTGGAAGGCAGGGCCGAGCCATGAATGACGCGCGCCTCGGCCGAGAAGAGATCGCGCTCCGCATCTTCTGCGCCTTCGTGCGCAGCGGTCGGCCAGTCGGGCCGGAGAATATACGCGAGAGCTTCGCGCTGGCGCAGGCCTTCGAGGAGCATTCCGATAAGGTCGGTGGCCGGCCATACCGAAGCAGCGGGCGCTCCGCCGAGGTCCGGCCGGCTTCAAGAACGAAAGCGACGACGGCTGATAGTCGTGGCGATGATGTCGCGTAGTCAATTCAAAGCCGAGGCGAAGGTGTCGCGCTGGATGGTGCCGAGAGAATGGCCGAACGAGCGCTGCTTCGTCATTGGCGGCGGCCGTAGCGTGGCCGATCAGGTAAAGATTATTCCGAGGCTCAAGGGCCGCATCATTGCGATCAAGCAATCCGTGCAGCTCCGACCGGACGCGGACGTCATGCTCCTCGCGGCTCGGGACGACTGGTTCGTCTGTCGAGACTACTTCCGCTTCTATCGCGGGCCGCGCATCGTCTGCCGGTCGAATTATCCAAACATGCCAGCCGGCACGCTCTATCTTCGGCGGACGTCCTGCGGCGTCTATTCGCGCGACCCGCGTCTCGTTGGCGGCTTCGACGCTGGCGCAACGGCGATTAACCTTGCGGCGCTCTTCGGCGCGACCGAGATTGTTGTGCTCGGAATGGATATGGTCCAGGGCCGGTGGGTTAGGAACCACCCGACCAGGCCGCTCATCCCAGACTTTCACTTCGCGCAGCACCTCGAAGGGCTCCAGCGGATGGCGCCGGAGTTGAAGCGCGACGGAGTCAAAGTAATAAATTGTTCTCCGATCTCGGTGGTGCCGTTCTTCGAGCGCCGGTCCCTGAAGGAGTTCGTATGACGCGCGACGAGCTGATCTCTGGCGCCTATCTGGAAGAGCAGCGCATCCTCCACGCGGCGCCGCGCGGCTACGGCAGCCGAGGCGCGAAGTGGGCGCCGGTAGTGGCGGAGCTGGCCGCTGTGCATAGCGTCCGCTCACTGCTCGATTACGGCTGCGGACAGGGCTCTCTCGTGCAGGCCTTGCGGCCGCTCTGCGCCTTCTCCATGGCCGAATACGATCCGGCCATCGCCGGAAAGGACGAGCCTCCGGCGCAGGCCTTCGATCTGGTCGTCTGCACCGACGTGCTGGAGCACATCGAGTCAGAGAAAATAAGCGCAGTTATGCAGCACCTTGCCAGCCTTACCGGGCGGCTGATCTTCTCGGTGATATCGCTGGTGCCGACAGGAAAGACGCTCAGCGACGGTCGGCAGGCGCATATCCTGTTGCGCTCTGTCGAGTGGTGGCGGTATCAATTTCAGGAGGCCGGCTTCGAGCTATCGCGCACGGTTAGAGGACGCGACAAGAAGAAAGACCACAAACAATTCGCGGCAGTATGGGTGCGGGCGTGCGCCAGATAGCCGGTTTCTGGTGGCCGGACGACGTCGGCGAAAAGTGGCGTCATTCGCTGAAGCATGTGCAGGCGCTCGAGTGGACGCTCCAGCGTTGCAAGGGCCGGCGCACCGCCGTCCAGGCCGGCGGCAATATGGGCCTCTGGCCTCGGCGCATGAAGGAGGCCGGCTTCCAGCGCGTTCTATCCTTCGAGCCTGACGCGGAGAGCCGAGCCTGCCTCGAGTTGAATGCGCCGGGCGTCGAGATCTTCTCTTGCGCGCTCGGCGCTGGAGCTGGCTTCTGCGGCATCAAGCACCGGAGCCTCGGCTCTCATAATGTCGTTGAAGGCAATTCCGTGGAGGTTATGGCGCTCGACTCGTTGGAGCTAAAGACGCTGGATCTGCTACAACTCGATGTCGAGGGCTACGAGTGGCACGCTCTCGTGGGCGCATCGGAAACGATCCGGCGCTGCCAGCCGTTGATACAGGTCGAGTTGCGCGGCTTCACCGAAAAATACGACGTCTCTGATATGGCCGTGCGCGGTTTGCTTACGAGCTTTAGCTATCGGCTCGTGAAGGAACTGCCGGGCAATGACTTTGTCTTTGAGCGACAGCGTGCGTGGCGACCATGACATTAGAACGTTTTGCTGATATCTGTTTAGCGAATCCCTACCGGCGCAAGGGGATGTTCTACTCTGAGGTCTATCTCTTTCTTAAGCGCTGTGAGGCGCACGATATTCAGGTCATCATCGAGTCAGGAGTCAAGTTCGGCATGTCGACGGCGCTCCTGCGCGCTGGCTTCTCCGGCCATCTGGTCTCGATTGATAAAGACGGCTCCGCTCGGCGGCTTGAAAACGTCGACTTCATGCTCGGCGATTCGCGGAAGATCATTCCGACGATTCTGGCTGGTAGCGCCGCCGGCCAGCGCGTGGCCGTTCTGATCGACGGGCCGAAGGGCTCCTCCGCCGTAGCGCTCATGTGGGACGCGATGTGCTGGGCCAACGTGCGGCTCGTCGGGATTCACGACCTGCCGCGCGCCTATCATATTGGCGACACGGCCGAGAGCTTCCATAGCCATGATCCGCAATTTCGCCGAGAGGCTGGCGACCGCCTCGACGATCTGATTCAGCATGACTACCGCCGGAAATACCCGGACGGTCCAGGGCTAGGTATTTGGGAGAAGAAGCCGTGAAAGAACTGACGCTGGTCATTCCCTACTACGACAACCCGACCATGCTGGAGGAACAACAGAGGCAGTGGTTGAAATATCCGAAAGAGCTAAGCCGGCGCCTTCATGTCATTGTCGTCGACGATGGCTCTCCGCGATGGCCGGCGCGGCCGTATGTCTGGCCGACGGACCTCGAGCTGGGATCTTTTCGCCTCTATCGGACGCTGGTAGACGTGCGCTGGAACTGGCTGTTCTGTCGAAACCTTGGCGTCTCGGAAGCCACCACAGAGTGGGTCTTAATGACGGATATCGATCACGTCATGCCGACCAAGACGCTGGCGTTTGTCCTTGACGCGAAGCTGTCGCCTCGGAAGGCCTACCGCTTCTCCAGAGTCGACGCGCCGAACAAGACGCCATACAAGCCGCACCCGAATACGTGGCTTCTGACGTGCGCTCAATTCGACAAGATAGGCGGCTATGACGAGCGCTTCTCTGGCTTCTATGGAACCGATGGTGAGTTCCGGCGCCGCGTCCAGGACAACTCCGAAGATATCGTCATTCTTCCGCAGGTCATGGTCCGCTATCCGCGCGAAGTTATCGCCGACGCCTCGACGACCACCTATGGCCGCAAGGAGGCCATCGATCGGACGAATGTGCGGCGCATCTCTCTCGAGCGCGCCGAGGAGCGCGGCTGGAAGACGAAGCGCCTGACCTTTCCCTTTGAGCGGCAGATATGAGCAAGCCGGCGCTCACGGTGTTGTGCTGGAAGTGGCGGCCGTTCAACGGCTACCGGTCCTGCTTCGGCGCCGAGGCGGTCAATACGCTCCGGCGGATGGTGCAGCGGCATTACGCGCGGCCGCACCGCTTCGCCTGCGTGACGAATGACGCCGAAGGCCTCGACCCGGAAGTTATCGTCATTCCAGACAGAGAAGACTTTAAGGACATCCCGAGCCCGCATGGCGGCCAGAACCCGAGCTGCTATCGCCGACTCCGGCTCTTCGAGCCAGAGGCCGGCGCCACCTTCGGTCCGCGTTTCGTGTCGCTCGACCTTGATTGCGTCATTGTGCGCGATATGGTTCCGGTCTGGGACCGGCATGAGTCGTTCGTGATCTGGGGCGATACCAATCCGCGCACGCTTTATAACGGTTCAATGATGCTGCTCCAGGCCGGCGCGCGGCCGAAGGTCTGGACCGACTTCGACCCGACGCGCTCTCCGCTGCGCGCTCAGCAGCACGGTAATTTCGGCTCGGACCAAGCGTGGATCAGCTATTGTCTTGGCAAGGGAGAAGCGAAGTGGGGCCGAGAGGATGGCGTCTACAGCTATCGCAACGAGATACGCATGAGAGGCGGCCAGCTTCCGTCGAACGCTCGCATTGTGATGTTTCATGGGCTGACCGACCCTTGGTCGCCAGAGGCGCAGCGGCTGCCATGGGTGCGGCAGCACTGGGTCTAAGGAGAACGCGGTGCTGATCACGAAGCAGCAAGCAATCGACCACCTTCGGCTGCCGCTGGAGATCGGGAGTCCGAACTCCGAGGTTGCGAACGCTATCGACCGCGACCTGACGATGAAGATTACTCAGGCCTCCGCGCTTGTTCTGGACTATCTCAAGGTCAGTCTTACCTCTCCGCCGGACTGGGATGCCGATGCCGGCACCGTGCCTATCGTCATTCAGCTTGCTACCCTCTGCCAGCTTGCCGAACTGTGGCGCTTCCGAGGCGACGATCCAGGCAGCATTGAAGTCAATCGCGCGGCCGGAAACCCAGGCGACATCAATCAGCAGGCAAAGGACTATCTCTGGCGCTGGCGCGACCCGGCTATCGCCTGAGAGGAGCTGAGGCGTGGAGAAGGAAGCAGCAATCGCGGCGCTCGTCTCCTTGGAGCAGGTGGAGCGCATCCTCGTGGCCAGCCTGAAGCCGACGGACGTCGTCGTGGTGGAGTTAAACGAAGCGATATCCGTTGAGGCCGCCGAGCATATCCAGCGGACGCTACGGCAGGTCTTTCCGAGCAACAAGATCGTCATCTGCGACCAAGGCACGCAGCTTAAAGTAGTGAGCGGAGAAGACGCGGCCGGCGCCATGCCGGCGGATGCGTCCGATACCTCGACGGAAGGCTCGGAGGTCTGAGCGAATGGCGGTCACTTCTTCAGGCCGGCGGATTCACTTGATCGCGCTCCAGAACCCGGACGGCGCTCCTGTCCCAACAGGCGACGGCGAATATACGCAGGAGTATAAAACCTTCGCGGAGGTCTTCGCGTCCATCGATCCGGCCACGGCGCAGAAGCTGGAGCGCTTCGCCTCCTCGGTCCCGGTCGCCTCAGCCACGCATATCGTGGTCGTCCCATTTCAGCAGAATGTGACCACGCTGACTCGTGTGAAATACGGAAAGCGCGTGTTTCACATCGTCGGCTATGCCGATCCAGAGGAGCGGCACATCGAGCTGGTGCTCGTCTGCAATGAAGAGGTCAAGTGATGCCGAATGCAGACAGCTCTCTCGTCGACGACGCTCTGATAGCTGCGCTGATCAACGATTCGCAGCTTCGCAGCTTCTGCCCGGATGGGGTCTGGAGCGACCAGGCTGGCGAAGGCAAGGAGCGGTTCGTTATTATTTCCCTCGTGGAGCACTCGGACCTTCAGGTGTTCGACGGTCGCGCTTTTGAGAACTCGCTCTATCTTGTCAAGGCTGTGATCAAAAATGGCAAAGGCGATATTAAGGGCGCGTGCTTCCGAATCGATGAGATACTCTCCGGAGCGGACGGCCGAGGAGCGATCATTCCTGTTACGAATTTCGGTGAGCTATCGGTAGCGCGGGAAGCTCGGGTGCGCTACACCGAAGTCGACGAGCAGACGCCAGCATTGCGCTGGTTGCACCGAGGCGGACGATATCGCGTACATGCTTCGCTGGCATGAACCACGCGGGGTGGCGTAATGGGTTCACGAAGGAGCAGCAGCCATGATCAAGACCGGACGATATGGCCGGATCAAGTACGACCCGGCCGGCGACGTTTCGCCGCTCAATCTCGCAATTGTCGGCTCCCTCAACACGTGGAAGCTGTCGCAGAAGACCGACAAGATCAATGTCACCTGCTTCGGCGACAACAACAAGAAATACGTGATGGGGCTGAAGGATATCTCCGGCTCCGTCGGCGGCTTCTGGAACGCTGATGAGCTGACGCTCTTCCGCGCGGTGGACGCCACCGATCCCGGCATGCTCCAGTTGATCCCCAATTTCAACGACGAGTCCGGCTCTCCGCTCGTCGTCCCGGCCTTCGAGGGCCTCGCCTATATCGACGTCGATATCGACACCGACGTCGAGGGCGCGCCGAAGATCTCCGGCTCCTTCGTGGCAGCCGGCGACTGGGCGCTGAACGTCCTGTAAGCGGTGATCGAGCAGCTCCGCCTCCGAGGCGGCGCCGGCTCGGTGCTCTGGGGCTATCGCACAGTGGCCGTGCTTGGCGGCTGGGCGGTGGTCCGAGCGCTGCCGAAGGACCAGAAGCGGTCCAGGCCTGACGAGAAGCTGAAGCCCGACAAGCGTTCGCCGGGCTGGGTGCTTCGCGCTCGGGTGGAGCGCGTCGAGTCTTTCCAGATCCGGCAAAAGCCTCTTTATTTCACGGCGAAGCGGCACGGCGGCTTCTGGATGTTTCCCATCCTCGAGCCGCCAACCGTGCAAGACGGCATGCTCCGAGCTGTGCTCGGCCAGCCTGAGCGGTAGAGGAGGCCCGCGCGCGTGAGC